CTGCGAAAACGGTATCGCTCAAAGCGAAAATATCCTGGGCGGCTTCGACCACGATCCTGTTGTTCATAAGCTCGCCCAGGTCGTACTTTTTGACCCGCATGATGACTTCAGAAAAGCCATAGTCGGCCCACGACACCTTGAACGCATCGCCCGGGCGCAAAGTGTAACCTGCCCGGTTCATTTCGATGCTCATCTGGAACAAAGGAACCGACTGCTGCGCTCGTTCACGATGCGCGATCTTGTTAGCCGTGTCCGCGTCATAGCAGAACGGGAAACTCATGGTCGCGGTGTTCATGCGTCCCAGCATGTTGGCGGTCGCCTGATCCTGCGAAATCGCCACCGACGAGGAGTCGCGATCACGTCGCGAGTACGTCACCTTGACTTGCGTCACGACCTCGTCCCAGGACGTCTTGTTGAACTGGTTGACCATGATGATGTCCGACTCGTCGAAGATTGGGAGCGTCGAGGCGGTATAGTCGTCGCGGATCAGTTTGACGACGAGCTTGCCCGTTTCAGGATCCTGGTACATCATGCCATCGACCTGGCGCAGGATTTCCTCAATCAGGCTTTTGCCTTCGGAAGCCGACGACACGAGCACCGAAACGCCGTTGCCTTCGGTGTAGAGCGTTTCGCCAGCAGCAGCCATTGCGACCGTGTCGATCTTCGAGACTGCGACACCCATCCCGAGGTACTCGTCGGTCAGGATTTGGTACAAGGCCTCCATCGGGTTCATGTCGTCACCGACCATACCTGATCCCGTGATCGACAAGTCGTCAGTGTACTTTTGCACGACGAAAGCCATCTTGCGCAGGTTGGGCGCTTCACCGATGTAGTTGTTCTCGAAAACGATATGGGAGATCGCGCGATAGGCGGGCACGTCGCCCGACCCGACGATGCCTTCAACGTGCGAGTTTACCGTCTGCGTCAACGAGCCTGGGTAGTAGGTGAAATCACCTGACCAGCCGCCCCCGTTCAGCGGACCGCCAAAGATCGAAGCGGCCGTGATCGACCCGGTGGCCTCTGCCGATGCTGAAGAGGTGCCTGACCAGACCGTCGTGTCGTCGATATGGATTTCCCTGAGCTGGACGCCTTCCCCCAGCGCAAGGGCAAGATCGAGGCTCAGGAAATACTGGTAGCCAGTGGTCTGCGTCTTCGAAAAGAACAGGCCGGTCTTCACCTTCTTGGTCTGTGGTACCGTCGAAAAGTTCCCATACCAAAGGGTGTTCGCTGACTTGACGCGAACCTTGCCCAGGACGAGCGGGACAGGAGCGTTCTCCGTCGCCCGCGGGAAGTCGATATCGTCGAGCGATCCTGCTCGAGCATCCTCGAGCTTCGGTCGTGGAGTGAGGAGCTGCGTCAGGACGAAAGACGCGACCATCAAGGCGATTGTAAACCATACCATCAGAGTTTGCTCGTGAATGGATTGCGGGGCGGTACGAGGGGCATGCCACCAAAGTTGATACCGTTGGAGAATTTCGATTTGCAGGTAGCGAAGCTGTGATCGCAGCCTTTCCGGATCGTCACCGACGACCCGACGACCAGGGTTGCGAATGGGTAGGCTACCGTGACGTCGAGGCCTGTCACCGACGTGATCATCCTGCGCTCGCTATTCGCAGAGAACACCATTTCGCCGCCGATCAGATCAGCGTCGGTGATGGTCTGGGTCGCAAGGGTGACCACGTTCGATGCGATACCTGTTACCGTCGTCGCATGCTGATGACTAGCAGCCGTGACGCCGCACCGGGTATCGTAAAGGACGTGGTTGCAAGGCGCCTGATATCGAGGAGCTGGTACCACACCATTCAGGATGAACGAGAACAACGACGGGACCCGCATTTTCGCGGTCCTTCCCTGAACGGAGAAGCCCGTGACTGGGCCCGTCCAAAGCAGGACGCGATCATCAAGATCGGATGCGTGGGCGCGGTACAGGTTGAGCGTCAGCGTGGGCGGAGCAGTGTCGTAGACGAAAGCCACAACCATCGGGTCATTGAAAGGCATGGCGACGTCAATGGTGATAGAATCGTCCTCATGCGTTCCCACCTTCACGGCGTCACGTTTCAGACCCTCGAGCGGTGTGAACGTGTTGAGGTTCGAAACGACGGAAGTAGGGAACGTGGTATACCTATAGGTAGCAGTAGGCGTCACGAACTCGAAGAGCTCAATAGGCGCGCCGTCATTGATTGATAGTTCGTCGTCTTCAAAAGCCATTAGGTGTTGACCGTCCTTGCACCGAATTTGATAAAGGAGTGATCGCGGTGGTGCTCAATCTCCACAGTATCGGATGCGCGCATCCTATGCAAGAAGGAGATTTTGTCGATGTCCACATAGTCGGGATCGTTGGTGAACGAGGGCGAAATGTCCAGCGTGATCTGGCCGATGGCGTCGGTCGTCGAATTGGTGATGGTGTGGTTGGACGTGTCACCGTTCGCGTAAGTCACCTGGATGCGTTTAAACGTGTCGAGTGGGTAGAGCTTCGACTGGTAAGCCGCCTCGTTGATCTCGAACGAGGACGCACCTTGAGTGATAGGCGCGTTCAACGTCAGGTCGGGAAGCTGCGTCGAAACCAGGAAAGGCTTTTGACCGCCTCGAACCGTATCGAAAAACACCCGCCAGTAGTCCATTTCGTCGTCCAGTCGATTGACGATGAATTTGAAGGACCGATGAACCTGCAGGTAGGTATCGCCTGAACGTGTTTCGCGCAGCCCGACACCGCCGTCCATGACCTCGCGACGATAGGCAAAACGCTCTGGGTGCGTTATCAGGAAAGGCTTCTCGATGATCGGCAGCGAGTCGAACGTCGAAACCGTTTCGGTCGCGCTGGGACGAAGCATATCCCAATCGTCGAAGGCGTCCGCTTGCAGCGAGAACGACCCAGCCTGCGCTTTGAAATCGAACCCGGCAGTATCCTTGATGTGGCAGACCAAACAAGGCACGACCACCCATGGGTCGTCAGCGTCCATCGCCGTACCGATGCCCGTGTCAATCGTCGCGCCATCAGCGTGCAGCGTGACCACGTCGCCGATGTTGACAGCCTGGCTGGACAGGTTGACGGCAGCCATAGCTTTGCCGACGCGAAGATTGGTCGTCTGCGGATCGAAATAAAGCCGCGTGCCAGCCTGCACCGTGCTTTGCGTGACACGCGAAGCGTACTGGTATAGCGGTACCTTCGAAGGCACCAGGATACTGGTCGAGATAAGGTTGTAGAGCGTGCGACGTGCCTCGTAGTCGACTGCCGAGAATTCCATTTGCATCGAGATGCGTGGATTGGTCAGCAGCGACAAGCGAGTCTCCTCGCCGTTGTAGGTGCGCAGAACGTCGGTTTTGTACTCCCAGATTTCCGTCAATGGGGAGTCGGGAAGGACCGGGAAGGTCTCCTCGATCACGGCCAGGACCAGAAGCGTTCCAGTGCCCAGGTCGAACTCGAAATCAACCGAGGCTTCAATCGTCTGCTCGCCTTCAGCAATCTGCATGTTGACGGCGAGGAACTGCCCGTCCAGGATCGTGTCGAGCGGCGCAATGTCGAAGGACAGGACTGACGATCCTGTGACCGTCAGCGCATCAAGTGTCGCTTCTGTCGGGAACGTGTTCCAAATGCGGAACGGGATATCGGAGGCCAGTGTCGGGTTCGCAAGGTTCAGCGCCGGGTCGATGATCCACATCCTGAAATGGAAGTCAGTGTGGTGGGAAGGCGCGATCACGGGTGCCGTGCCGCTGCCTGTGAACGGCTTGCTATCCCCCGTCACGTCGGTGTCATAGTCGAACTCATGGTGCGCGACGTCGGGACCATCAGGGTCGCCCGAATAAAGGCCGCCCTCACGCAACGTTGAAATGTTGGACGAGCCGCTTCGGTAGCCCAACGTGGCTGGGATGTTTTTGGCGCGCAGCACGGAGGCGAAATCGGTGGTCTGTTGAATGCCGCCCGCCACCTCGAAGGAAATATCGTCCACGTCGCCGTCAAAGGTAGACGTCGCCTCGACACCGAACAACCTGCCTGAGGTCGGCGTAAGCCAAGTCGAGTGCGTCCCGTTCGTTGTGAAGTCTATTGACTGGTCATCGCCCACGACGAAACTGATGCCGCCTGCGGTGACGTTGGACAGTGTGAACGTGCAATAGACAGAGCGATCAGCAGCGAAGGCTGTGAGGCTGGCTTGCATTGTCGCTGATGCTGATGCCTGCGAAGCGTCATAGGACAGCGTCCCCGCGGAGATCGACGCTCCGGACGCACCACTCCAGGCCGGGTCGGTCGCAGGCACCACCATGGGGCTGAACACATAGACGCTGCTCGTGTTGTCTAGCGGCACGGTTACCGATCCTGACTCTGCGACGTGCAGCACGGCCGAACCGTTGACGTCGGTGGTCGACTGGTAGACGCACCAGCACAGGAACCACCCATCGCCTACGTCGATGATACCCGAGTCAGAGTGGGACGCGCCTTCCGTACTGACAGTCTCCGCACCTAGATCAAAGAACGTGGTGTCGTTCTCGTCGTAGTTGGCAAAACGAAGGCCGAACTCGTCCACGCCTGATGCTTTAGCGTAGCAATAAAACACATAGTCAGTATTGGTGACTAGTGTGGGATTTACATACGCTTGGACGCTTCCTGTACCACCAGCGCCGGAGTCCGACATAAGGACGGCATTCGTGCCCCCAAACGGATCAGCCTGCCCCGTGGTCAG